GGCCGTCTCACAAACATGGTGGTTCGACAAGGGCGTCAGTTCAGCCCTCCGTTGAGGATGCACTTGATGACTTGAAGCGCGAGGCGGTTATCCGTGGTCGCGCTGTCGTCCAGAAACTCGTCTAGGCCGCCATTGCGAGCATAGATCGTGCGGAATGCGATAGCCTTGGCTCTGGCGAACTCAGGGGCCAGGGGCAGACTTTCGGCCCAGGCGTGGAACCGCGCGTCTCTGTCGGCCCAGGCGTCCCATACATCTTCGGAATATTGGCCGGCGTTCAGTCGAGCAACAATAGCGTTGATGGCTGCGCTTTCGCGCTCAGCATAGGTGTTGGCCTCGGTAGCGGACAGCGGAGCGGGTAGAGCGGCAACGGCCATGGGCATCGCCGCGACGGCGACTGCTGCGGCTGATGCGCCGAAGATCGAACGGCGGCTCAGCATGCGACCAACTCCGCTGCGGGAGCCGGACGGGCTGGGACATTGGACGCGATGGCCGGGGCATTTCCGCGACCGCTGAAGAAGCGGGCGAGATCGCCGAGCGGGTAGGGGGCGGGCACCCAGGTTGGGTTCAGCCGGGCAGGCGTGCTATAGGCTGCGGAAGCCATTGTGAACGATCCTCCATAGATCGGTTGCTCTGGTCAGGCCCGACGATTGAGGTTGCCGCCTCTCGTCGGGCCGTATTCATGTAATACGTGAAAGCGTTGACCGCCGTCAAGTGGTGTATTACACGAAATGCATGGCTAGAGCAGTTACCCTTCCCCAGCTGGTGCAGCTGCGCCTTTCCGACGAGCTTGCGAAGGCCATTGATGACTGGCGACGGACGCAGGAGGACATACCCACTCGTTCTGAAGCCATACGAAGATTGGTTGAGCGGGGACTATCGCGCTGAGGGCTCCGGAACATTGCCGGAGCATGTGACCACGCCGAATTGCGCAGTGGATTTCGCGTGCCGGAACGATACGCCTTCTACTTCGAGATCGCACGCCATATCGCCGGATCCCATGTTCTGAGCGATGATTGAGACGAAAGCTCCGGGATATACTCGGATCGGATAGTTCACCGGCACCTTGAAGTCGTGCTGCTCGGTTCCGCCTTGCTCGTTCAGGATCGTTATGGAGGCGCTTTTGGCTGCGCCGGTCACCTTATAGGTCATCGTGACCTCCTCGCGGGGTGGCGGCGCTTCGCAGCTCAACGTGCCAAAGGCCAGCAACACGACCGTAGCTCGCAGTAGTTTTGTCATAGCCACCCTCCGAAGGATTCGGAGGGTGTCACGCTCCCGACGACAAGTCACCCTGACCTTGGCGAGCCTTGCGTGCGGCGATGGCCGCTCGAAGGTTGGCCTTCATGCTGCTCACGCTGGTCGGCTTCGGTTTGATCCCCAGCCGAATGACCTCTGCGGCGTCGTCGCATCTCCGGATCAGCCTTTTGTCGAAGGCTGAGAGACAAGCGAAGGTGGCGGCGTCGTAGGCCTCAATCTCGCGCCACTGAATAGGCCCAACGGCCATGCCGCGCTCTCGGGTGGCCTGGAGATCGACGAACGCGAACCAGACGTGAGCAAGAGCGGCTGGCAGCGGAGGGCGGCGCCTTTGATCGACGCCGCCTGCGACGGCCTCGACGAACTCGATCAGTTCGTCGGCGAGGCTGGCAAAAAATTCGCCCGGTCTCCGACAAAGCGGTCGGCTTGATCCCGAAGCCATTTCACGCCCCGGTTCAGATAGAGTTTGCGGGCGTTCTCGACCGAGAACTTCGCTGGCGTCTCGTCGTCGGTTCCATCGATCCAACCCTGCACAACACCGGACCATCCGGTCGTGGCGCGGGCTAGGCTGGAAGCGGCTTCCTCGTCGGAGGCGGCGGCGCTGAACTTGGCCCCGCTAGTGACCTGCTCGACAGCTCGGTTGCGAGCGGCGTTCTCGGCCGCCACGAAGGCGTCGGAGTCCTTGCCCAACAAGGTGATGGTGACGGGTTTGCCGTCGGCTCCCAACAGCGTGGTGCGCTCGATCGGATGAAGCACCGTCAGAACGCGACCTTCGTTGGCGGCCGTGGCGAAGTTGAGGGATGCGAGGCTCATAGAGGTGTCCTTGGGAAAAGGACGGCGCGGGCGCGACCCGGCCGTTAAGTTGAGGGGAGGGACGCGCCTTAGGTGACGGCCGTGCCGGGCTCTTCTTCGAAGACGTTCAGACCGATGGAGCTCGTTCTTTTCCTGACGTCGTTTGCGCCGCCGACATTGGTTCGGTTCCCGAAGACGGGACCGCGAGCATAAAAAGTCGTTGGCTTGTCGTTTTCATCGGCTTCGTCAGCCAGCACGATCTTCACCGCGAACTCGTATTTCGTCCCGGAGGCGGCGCGCAGGGCGATCTGACCGGCATCCAGCGGGTCGTGGGCGTAGACGATCGGCAGAGTGCCGTTGTCGATCGCGCCCTTGAGGTGCTGAACGCTCGGTCCCTTCAGCGGCGTGAAACTCACGTCCTGCGCCTGGGGGCCGAACTCGCCGATGGATTCGACGCTGCCGATCTCAACCCAACCCGTCAGGGCCTTGAGCGCGGCTAGGGTGGTTGCGGAGGTCGTCGGTCCAATGAACACGGTTGACCCTTCAGACGTGCCAATGGCCATCTGTCTCTCCTTTGATGTTTGGGGGTCCGCAGCCCACGCGGCGAGAGGGCATCGTCCGGCGGCGCCGGGTCCGATATCGGTAATCAGATATGGAAAGGGCGACCCCGAAGGATCGCCCTATTGGTCAGCCTGCCTAGGCTTGCCGTGACACGCCGGACCCCGACATGCCAAGCCACGCCTGCCTAGCCACACCTCGGCTTGCCAAACCACGCCTCGCCGGGCCTCGCCATGCCTGCCAAGAACCACATTTCTGGGGCGCGAGGTTGATCGGGTGAACTCTCGCCGTAACACCGAGAGGCGAGAATGGAGCGTGCCGATCAGAAGGTCAAGGCTCAGACAGCCGTCCAACTGATGGTGATGGGCGTCAGCGTCTCAGCTGCCTCTGTGATCGGCGATGCGGCCCAAGGCTCTTTGTTGACGGTGACGCGGTTGGCTGGGCCGAAAAGGCGCAGCCCCTTGTGGAAGTGGGCCATGACATCTGCGGCGGCGCGGCGGGCGGCGACGATGCCTTCGCCCTCGGGCCAAACGACGGTGACCTGCAGAAGCCCTTGGTCGATGCGGCCTGACGACAGGCCTTCCCATGCGGGCTGGTTGGAGAAGACCTCGACGCGAAGATAGGGCAGGGCGCCGCCTTGGCCATCGACGGGCGGTTGGAAAGCCACGTCAGGCATTGCGACCGGCAGGGCTGGCCCTTCGGTCTCCATCAGCGCGGCGCGAGCCAGAAGCAGGTCGGCGACGATGGCGGGATCGGCCATATTCTATCCCTTGTTCTGGGCTGTGACCGCTGCTTGAGCTTTCGCGCATTCCTGTGCGACCACTTGTGGCCACCTCTGCGCTGCCAGGGCGACAAACCGCGTTCCGGCTTGGTTGTAGGTCCGCCCCTTCTCGTCCTTGCCCTTGAAGCCGTATTCGATCCTGCGGGCGTAGGCTGCCGTGTAGACCGCGATTACCGTGTCGCTCAGTTCCGCGCCTTCAAGGGCGAGGGTGACCTCTCCCGAATCCCAGCTGAACGAACCATCATTGGGCGTCTCAACGAGGGCAGGGATCGTCTCTCCGATGGAGACCTGAAGGGACGCCCTGAGGAAGCCCGTATCGACGGGCAAGCGCCCGGCGCCGCCCGATGCCGCTACGGGGCCGAAGGCGCGTTTGCTGACGCCCCGGCTTCCGTCCTTCTTCACCTTGCCGAGACCAGCCCCCGTGGAGACTGCGGCAGCCGTGGTGGCGCGAGACGGCCCCGGCTCCTGCATGATCTCGATGATCGCCTGGGTGCTGCCGTTTCGGACGGCGACGGCCCGTTCCTTCGTCTCGCGGACCCATGCGGTTACGGCGCTGGAGAAGCTTCCTTGAGCCATGTCCATGCCTCCCCACGCCAGATTCGGTGAACAGTGCAGATCGAAACGCCGTAGCGTTCCGACACCTCTCGCAAGATGAACCGGCCTTCCATCGTCCGGATCGCCAGAACATCGGCTTCCGTCAGCTTGGCTTGGTGGTTCCGTTCGCCGCGAAGGTGGGTGTCATGTCCGATCTTGTCGGCCATGTTCTCCTCAACCGTCGCCCAGCGAAGGTGCTTGCCGTTGACGCAACTCCTGACGTTGCACGAGTGCGCAGCTTCGTGATCCGGGCTTGGCGGGCTTCCGTGAGCGATAATGCAGGCCGCCCGGTGCGCTCCCCTAGACGGCCCGGAGCCCGTCACTCCGTACCCGTTGGACGCTATTGCGAAGGGCCAGAGAATGCATGTTTCAGCGGTTGCCGATGCGGCATGCCGTAGAAAAGCGGCCTGCTCGCCATGAAAAGCGATGCCGGCCAAAGGATCGCCATTTCGCTTCAGGCGGTTGTAGTGCTTCCGGCAATAGCCGAGCGACCACGCTTTCGTCTCGCAACTCTCGACGCTGCATGGACCTGAATTGTTAGTCGGATAGGCGCCGCCGCTTGGCGACCCGTGTTTCCGCTGACGGATGTAATGGGCGTTGCACAAGCCCTTGCTGAGATAGGGCTTCTCACAGCCTTCAACAGAGCATATCCGATGCTCAGCCATTCGACCCTCCTACGGTCGTTTCGGTTAGGGCCGATGTAGGTGCTGGTAACACCTCGTCGGCCCGTCATTTTTACCGCAACGCCGCGTAGAAATCGACTGAATAGTCAGTTTGGCACCGGCATCCGGCCGTGTGGCTGACCGGGGCGTCTTTGTCGTGGGGGTGCTTCATGGTCGTGCCATCGGGCAGCACGAATAGTCCGTTGAGCCCGACCTTCTGCCCGTTGATGGCCCGGTGTTGGTGTCGATAGTTGCGGACGCTCAGCGCTCGCCAAGTTTTGGTGACGGTGGCCTCGGCGATCTTGCCCGACGCGACCGCCTGCCTGTAGGCCTCCTGCTTTCCTTGCTCCATGGCCGCAAAGGTCTCGTGCAGCCCGATGAGCTCGCCTCGCTGCTTCAGTAGCGAACGTTCATAGTCGCGGATCATCCGGGTTGCGGCCTCGGCGGGGATCGGCTTGCCCGTCTTCAACGCCCGTCGGACGTGTCCGTCGTACTGCTTGTTGCGCCGCCCCCGGCCCAGATAGTTTTCAAGAGAGGCGCGGTCGGTGCTGGCCAGTTCGGTTCGCGCCGAAGCGACATATTCCGCCTGGGGTTTCGACAGGCCGAGAATGCCCCCTTCTCTTTTGCCGGTTGCCCTGTTCACCTTCCCGACGATGTCTAACGCGGCCTGCCGAGGGTTTGCGCCTCGGCGCATGCTTTCGGTGAGGGTGGCGCGGACCAGATCGCGCTGCTCCGTCGTGATGCGCGTAATTAGATCCGACGAATGGCGCGAAACCCACGCCTCTGCCTCAGGGTTTCGCCCATCGAAGCGCACGATCAGTGCAGTTCCGTCTGGCTTCCGCTTCGGTATGGCGGACGCAGTCACCTTGCCGGCCTCGTCATGAGCCTGCTTGGCGCGCTCGGCGATCTCGTTCAGCGCTTCCGGGTCGATGTGGAGGGCTTCCAGCGCCGCGTCGATGTCGCCGTTCTGGAGAGCCGCTGTAACCCGCTGTAGCTCAACCCCGGCCCGAAGGCTGTCCAGCGCCCGGAAGAACGCGTCAGCGACCGCCACACCATAGCGAGCCAACAGGTCGGCATAGACCTGCCGGTTCGCGCGGGTGGTGGCCATGGATCAATCCGGAATGATGGCTCGGGCGTGGGTGCCGGCGTCAGCCATGTGGTCGAGATAGGCGTCCAGCAGGGCGTGGGCGTCGTTGCGGAGCGCTTCGCGGGGTCCGGCGCCGTCCTCGCGCATCGCGCACGCGCTCATCGCCTTACCCTTGCTGATGATGTCCTGCAGCGTGGCGGTCGCCAGCATCACAGAGTTCTTCGTGGTCATCGGCGGCCCTGAAGGATGTAGACCAGCGTCGTCCCTGCCGGGCGCTTCGTCTGGATCGGCGGAACGATGTTGTAGACCGTTCCGTCGGCCTGGACCACCTTGTCGGAAAGTGCGGGCGCCGTGGTCAGCGTGCCGGGCGCGACCATGATCTTCTTGTCGGTCGCCAGAATGCGGGTGCCGTCGATCTCGCGGCTGCTGAAGTCGGTGACGACCATATCGGCCGGATCGTCGGAATATGTGGAAGGGCCTGGGTCGTACTTGGGGCCTGTGCCGGGGACCGTGCGCCGGATCGCGCCGCGCTGGCCATAACGATCAAACAGCCGGTTTACCGTCGCCAGCGGGCGGCCGTAGTCGAACTTGGGCATCAGCCGACGGACCAAAGGCCCAGGCCAGCGGCGGCAACTTCTGACATCAGGAACGGGGCGAGCAAGCCTTCAACGGCGCTCAGCCTGACAGTGGCGTCGGCGGCGACATCGCCGGATCCTTCGAAATACTCGGTGTCCACAGCGCCTTCGATGCGCTCGCGCTTCACGGCGCCGGCGGCTGTGACGCCAACGGACAGGCTGCCAGGGTTGGCGCTCTCCTGGATGGCCGCGTGATAGCTAGCGATGATGACGTTGCGCGGGATCACGTCGGCGGCGACGGGTGTCTTCCACGCCGTCGCGTTGATCCGGGGCCAGGCGCGCTCTTGGTCGATGCCGCCGGTCGGCTCGCCGCGGAACCGGGCACCGTAGAGGCCGTCGAGATAGTCGCTGGCCCGCTGGCGCAGCTGGGCTACGGTCAGGTCTCCGGTCGATGTGGAATAGCCGTTCTCGGCCGCCCACTCGGTGAACCCTTGATCTGATCCGTAACCACTCACTGGTCAGGCCTTCGTGTGTTCGGCGACGAAGGCAACCTTCAGTTCGTCCGACAGGCCGTTGAAGTCCTCGGCGTCCTTCTCGGGCAGGGCGCCGCCCTGTTCCTTGCCGCCGGCGTCGAAGATGAACCACTCGTCGCCCTTGGCCTTGGCCTCGTATTTGGCTGGATTGGTGACGGGGGTCTTCTTGCCGCCCTTGGCCTTGGCCTCATCGCCGCCCGAGATGACCTCGAAGCGACCAGCCCAGGGGTGCGGGGTGTCGTCGTCGTGGTCAGCCACAGTCAGTTCGGTGCCGACCGGGACTTCCTTGCCATCAGCGCCGTAGATGCCGCCCTTGGTGATGGTGATGCGCATTGCTCTTTCCTTTCAGTCTGCCAAACGCCGTTTCCGGCTGCTTCTAGTGCGGGTTTGGGGCATACTGAGCGGGCC